TTGGCGGCGGTCTCGGTCGTGAGCTCGTCGCTCTCGATGCGGTACTCGCCGTTCGCGCAGGCGTCCACCGCGAAGGTCAGCTTCGGGCTGTCGAGCACGATGGTCTTCTGCTTGGTGTTGTAGGTGCGGCCGTCCATGCTGGCCTTGACCTTGGGGTAAAAGATGCCCTTGTAATACTTCGTGCCGTCGTCCTTCATGCAGGAGATGTAGAAGCCGAGGCAGCCGTAGGGCGCGGTGTCGTTCGCGGAGAAGTGGATGTCCTTCGCGTTCTGCGTGCTGTCGACCGTCGCGCCGGTGATCGCCGAGGCGGTGGCGTTGGCCAGCTCGAGCACGCCGACGGCGAGCGAGCCGTCCACGAACTCCTTGAGGTATATCTTGCGCACGTCGTCGCCGCGCGCTTCGGCCTCGGAAAAGTTGAGCGTCTCGGCGACGCTCTGCAGCGCGCCGAGGTTGATCGGCGTGCCGTAGTTGGGCAGGCTGTCCGCCGGCTCGGGATTCGTCGCGGCGAACGGTGCCCACTGGAGCATTTTTGCACCATACTGAGGCATATCGTGTGCCCTCCTTTACAGGTTTTTGGATTCGAGGAATTTGTTGTAAACTGCGGCCTGCGCCGCCGTGGTCGCCGCCGCGCTCTTCTCGTTGGCCGTTGAAATAAACGGCCGCGCGGGAATGCCGCGGTGCGGTACGCCGAACTCGTTGACAAAGGCGATCTCGGCGTTGCGCGTTTTGGAGATTTTTCGCTTGCCCCGCTTGCGCGTGCCGGTCGGCGTGACGTAGATCACGCGGTAGCCGTCCCTGTGCAGCTTGACCTTGCCCTTTTTGATGGACAGGGCCGTCGTCCCGGTCGCATATTCGCCGCGCAGGACCGCTGCCGCTTCCTTTCGCTGCGCTTCCGCAGCGACGTCCGCACCGGCGTTGAGCATGTCGTCGATCACGTCGTCGGGCAGCTCGGCGACCTGCTGCATGGAAAGCATGAACTCATCGAGACCGTCTACAGAGAAATTAGCCATCGGCATCGTCTCCCAGCCATTGCCCGATCGCCTCGAACTCGAATACATAGTGCTGGCCGGTCTGGTCGGTGGCGTTTTCGATGTCCGGCGCGGTAAATTCGTCGACCGCCGCGAGCGCCAGCCAGAGAGCGCGGCGCGCGGCGACGGTGTTCGCCCTGAGCGGGGCAAGGTAGTGGACCTGCACGAGTGCGCGCTGCAGGTGCGCGGCATCGTCGCCGAGTGCGTCCGCGTAAAGGGGAAAATCAAACGTGCAGTACTCCTCCGGCGGCGTCTCGCCCGCCTCCGCGACCAGCAGATCCGGCACGCACACCGGCACGATCGGCGTCACGACCGCGATGATCTTCTCGTTCAGCGTCATACCTTGCCCTCCTGCGTGATGCGCTCGCACCAGAATTCGATGTATTTCCCCTCGTCGCAGTAGGTGTTGACGTAGAGGATGTCATAGTCGCGCCCGTCGTAGCGGATCAGGAGCCGCCGGTCGAGCAGCGCGGGGTCGGCGCGCGTGAGGAAGCGGACCTTCGCCTCGCCGAACTCGGCATTCGCCCGGATCAGCTCCGTGCCGCTCGTCTGGCTGAACTGCGCCCAGGTCTCGCGCACGAGCTCCGGCTCGCCGGGCACGTCGTAGCCGTCGGCGTCCTTCGTCGTCGTTTTCCGCAGGAACTGAATGCGCTTTGAGAGTTTGCCCGCGTCGACGTGCATCACGCGCCTCCTTCCGCGGCCTCGCCCGTGCCCGATTCGGGCACGGGTTCGGTCAGCTTGAGCTGGTTGAGCATGAGCCGCACGACGCGGTTCTCGCTCGCGGCCTGGTCGATGGTGACCCCGCGCCGGTCGTACTGCTCGAGCGCCAGCGCCTTGACGCAGAGGAGGTACATTGCGCCCCGCGGCGTGCCGTCCTCCGGCTTGCTGCACACGCCGGAGAGGAGATAGCCCTCCGCCGCGTCAATATAGCCGGGCAGCTCCGCGTCGTCCGCGTCGACCTTACAGTAGACGGCGATCTCCGCCAGATGCTCCGTCGCCCAGCTCATGGGTTAAGAGCCGGACTTGGGCACCGTCGCCACGACGACGCCCTTGTCGACCACGAGGTTGCCGCCGACCATCACGTCGCCCAGGATGGTGAGCAGGCGCTCCTGCGCCTTGTAGCTCTCGTCCACACGCACGGTGAAATCGGAGAACAGACCCAGCTCATAGTTGAGCGGGTTGCCGTAGATCATGGTCTGGATGGCCGCGCTCGTGCTGGCGGTCGCGGTGCTCAGGCTCGTGAGGTCCGGGCAGATGGTGTAGGGGATCACCACGCCGCCGTCGCGGATCACGCCGACGTTGGGGTTCGCCATGTCCGGCTCGATGGTGAACAGGCGGCGCTTTTCGTTCGTGCCGCGCAGCTGACCGATGGCCTTGAGGTCGGCCTTGGTGAGCAGCAGACGGGCGCTGCCGGCGACCTCGGTGTCCGCGCCGTAGGCAAAATAGAGGGTATCGAGCAGGTTGACGTCCACCGCACTCACGTCGACGCTCGCGAAGATGTTGTTGCCCGCCTTGTTCTTGGCGATCTTCATGCCGTAGAACACATGGCTGCTCTCGCCGTCGCCGTTGACGATCAGCTCAGAGACCTTGCGGCGCATGGCGCGCATCGCCATGCCGTAGATCTTGGCGTAATAGTCCGCGGGCGTCAGGTTGCCGATGTTGCGGTCGACAAAGCTCGTCACGCTCATGTCGTAGGGTTTGATCTGCGCCACGCCGAAGGTGGGGTCGCTGCTCGCCGTGCGGGCCTTGCCCGCGGTGCTGGCCACCGTGCCGACCTTGGCGTCCAGCTCAGAGATCACATAGGGCTCCTGATACTCGCCCAGGCCGGAGAGGTTGACCACACTGACCTGGTCGATGATCGCGCTGATGGGCGCGTCGCCGCCGCGGATGTCGCGGCCCACGCCGGTGGGCTCGGCGAGCGTGGTGGTCGCGAGCGTAATCGCCTTGCGGACCTCCGCCGCGCTAAACCTGACCTCGCCGCCCTTGCGCAGGATCTCCGCGCGCTCGAGCGCCTTGTCCTTCGCCTCGCCCGGGGTCTCGGTCTTCTGCAGGAACTGGCGGTCCTGCTCGTCGATGAGGGCCTTGGTTTCGGTAATCTCGGTGTTGAGGTTGCCGATCTCGGTCATTTTGCTCTGGTAGTCCTCGCGCTTGCCCGCCTTGAGCAGGCTCTCGGCCTCCGTGAGCATGCCGGCGCGCTTCGCCAGCAGGTCGTTGTACTTTCTGCGCATTTTTGTGCCTCCTTAAAATCTCATTTTTTCAAGCTCCAGCGCGGCCTCGTCCGCCCAGTGCTCGTTGTTGTCCGCGCCCTCCGGCGCGGGAGGTTCTGCTTTCTCGGCTCCGCCGTAGCGCTTGGCCTTGACGATGCCGGCCTCCGGCTGCGCGGGCACGGCCACGAGGCTCACCTCGTAGGCGTCCGCCGCGCCGTCCAGCTCAAAGTGGCAGAGCTGCCCGTCATACTCTCGGCCCGGCCAGTGCTCGCACAGCGTCTTGCGCTGGTCCGCGCCGCAGATCGAGCAGTTGACGTGCTCCACCGCGCAGCCCACGCTGCACTCGCGCAGGATGCCGCCCTCGATGGCAGCGATGGTGTCCGCGGTGCTCGCCGTGCGGACCATGTAGCAGCTGAGCACCAGACGCTTGACCTCGCCCTTGCTTTCCAGGTGCGCGTCATAGACGCGCGCGGTCTGCGTCTCCGCGCTCCAATTGTGGTCACGCAGCACGGGCTTGCCGATGTAGAGCTTGCCGAGTTGTTCGAGCGTCGCCTCGGTAAAGCGCTCGCCCTCGCGGTCGACCTGGTTGTCGCAGGCCGTCAGGCGGAAGGTGAACACATCATCCTCGGTCAGCTCCCGCAGCGTCTGCTCGTTGATCAGCGCGAGCTCCAGTGCGCCGGCGGCTTGTTTTTCCAGCCGCGCGGCCTTGTAGATCATTTCCATGTGGTTTACTCCTCTCCGGCGGCCGCGCCGCCGTTTCTCTGTGCGCTCAGCTCCGGCCACAGGTCAAGCGGCGCATAGTTCAGGCTCGCGCGCCTGCGGTCGCCGCCCGGCACGTTCGGCAGGTCCTCCAGCGCCGCGATGTCGTTGGGGCTGAATACGCTCAGCTCACTCATCGTGCGGTACCAGTTCGCGCGGCTCGCCGTGTCGCCCTTGAGCTCGGCCATCATGTTGATGCGCAGCTCCAGCCCCGCGGCCAGCTCGCTGTCGGTCAGCAGCTTGTAGCTCTGCTCCTCCTCGTACTGGGTCACGATGGGGTGCAGCGTGCCGACGACGTACTCGATGGCGTTCTGCTCGTTGCTGCCGTAGGCCTGCTTGCCCTCGTTGAGTTTGTAGAGCGGAACACCGAAGTAGCGCGCGATGTCCGTGATCGAGAGCTGCTTGTTTTCCACAAACTGCGCGTCGCGGTTCGTGCCCGCGATGCTCGTGTACTTGAGACCCAGGTCGAGGATCGCCGTCCGGTGGGCTTTGCTCGGCCCCATGTGGACGCGCTCCCACTCGCCGCGCAGCCGGTCCTTTTTCGTCATAAGCGAGCCGTCCGCGTTTTTGACCGGCTTTCCCTTGGTGTCCAGCACATAGCCGCCGAGGTCGGTGTCGGTCTCCAGCACGCCGCCCGGCTGTCCGCCGTTGGCGTAGTAGCTCAGCTCATACTCCTGCGCGGCCCGCGCCGCGGCGATCACCTCGCCGGCGCGCGTCACCGTGCCGAGGCCGAGCAGGCCGTTGCGCGTGGCGTTTTTGTAGTGGCACACGTCCTCGTTCGGCAATCGCATGACCTCGCCGGAGAAGGGATGCGTCACGTCGTACCACACGCGTCCCGCCGCGTCGTGCCAGGGCTGCACGAGGTACCACGGCACCGGGATCAGCTCCGCCGGCTTGCCCGTGCGCTCGTCGCGCACGATCCAGTCGTAGCCGTTGCCGCCCTCGAGGCGGCTCGTCTCCAGCACCTTCTTGCGGATGAACGGGGTCATGGCCTCGTTCGGCCGGATGTTCAGCAGACGCAGCAGCTCGTGCTCCGTGCGCTCGCGCGTCCTCGTGTCGATCACATAGTTCGGCAGCTTCGCGATCGAGTCGCTCAGCAGCTCGATGCAGCGATCGACCGCGCTGAGCTTGCGCGCCGCGCTCTGCGGGTCCTCTCCGGCGGCCAGACCGCCGGAAGCCGTCAGGCTGCCGACCGTTACGGCCTTACTCACGGTGGGCGAGCGTGCGGTCGCCGCGCGCAGGCCCTTGATGATGCTCATGCTTGACCATCACTCCCTTCGTCGTTTGCACTATCGTCAAAGCCGTCGACGACGGCCATTGCGATCAAAAGAACGCCGCCCACGATAAAGCCGGCCGGGATGTAGATCATCCCCGCGCCCGCCGTAATGAGCAGCACGCCGAGCAGCAGCACGACGTCTCGCAGCTTTTCCACAGCCTTCCTCCTCACAGCGTGAAGTCCGCCCGCGCCACCGCCGCGGCAAGGTCGGGCTTCTGATTTTTGGCGATCATCCACACGGCCATCACGATGATGCTCGCGACCGCCGGGTCGATGCGCCCCGTCGATTTGTTCTTGAGCGGCTTGATGTTGCCGTTCCCGTCCGCGTGACAGCGGACGTTGCCAAAGGTCCAGCGGAAGCAGGTGTTATGCACATGCAGCAGCGTGTGGCGCTGCATCATGTCGTCCGTCTCCTTCATCGCCGGGCTCATGTTGCGGAGGTCCTGCGGGATCTCGATGATCGGCACGATCGGCGCGAGCCGCTGCGTGATCGTCCGGCTCAGATACGGGTCAAAGCCCACCATGCGCAGGTCGTAGCGCTCCCGCGCCTCGCGGATGCGCTCCTCCACCGCGCCGTAGTCAATGACCTCGCCGGGGCACAGGTCGAGGAATCCGGCCCGCGCCCAATCCCGATAGGGGACGTGGTCGCGCTTCTCCGCATCGTCTACCGTCGCCTCGGGCCGCCAGATGCCATAGGGCAGCAGCACCGCCGCGTCCAGCCCAGGTTGGGGAGGGAAGAGGAGGACAAAGGCCGTCAGGTCGCGGCTCGTGGAGAGGTCCACGCCGCCGTAGCAGAGCTTTCCGTCCAGCTGCCGCAGCCACTCCTCGCGCTCGCGCTTTTTGCTCGGCCCCCACTGCGTTTTGTCGTAAAGGTTGAGCGAGATCCAGCCGACCGCCTTCGTCGTGATCCATTGGTTGAGCCGCAGCCACCGGAAGACGCGCTCCTCGGCCTCGCTGCGCTTTGCGCTCGCCGCCTCCATGCGGATGTTGCGCAGGCTCAGGTGCTTGCCGAGCGAGGGGTTGCAGAGATACCACAGGCTCTCGTCCCAGATGTCGAGCTTTTCGAGGTCGTCCGGGTCGTCGCCGAACAGCGCCGTCAGGCCGTAGAGGATCGGCAGCCAGTTCTCCTCGTCGCGGCCGAGCAGCTCCGTCTCCGCGTCCGCAAGGTCCTCGTCCCCGACATGCCGGAGGGAGAGGACCGAGCGCACGTCGCCGCCCTCGCTTTGGATGCGCCGCAGCCGCCGCGCGTCGCGGATGCCCACGGCCTTTTCGTGGATCTCCCAGCCGATGGAGCTGCGGTCGGGGTCGTCGCCCGCGGTCGTCAGCACGATCCAGGCAGGCTGCCGGCGGCTCGCGCCGGCCGCGCCGGTCATAACGTCCCACAGCTCGCGGTTGGGCTGCGCGTGCAGCTCGTCGAAGATAACGCAGCTCGGCTTGTAGCCGTGCTTGCTGTACGCCTCGGCGGAGAGAACCTGCAGAATGCCGACCGTGATCCACTTGTAGCCGCCGTTGCCGGTCTTCACGCGCTTGCGGTATTCGATACGCTTCCGGCTCTCGATCAGCTTCAGCTCGCCCTGGGCGATCATCTTTGCCGTCCACGGCGCGCTCGTCGCCATAAAGACCGCGGCGTTGAATACGATCGAAGCGTTTTCCTTGTCCGCCGCGCAGACATAGACCTCCGCGTTCAGCTCGCCGTCGGCGAAGAGGTGGTAGAGGGCCAGCGCCGCGGCCAGCTCGCTCTTGCCGTTCTTCTTCGGGATCTCGAGGTACAGATACCAGTACCGGCGCAGCCGCTCCTGGTCCACAGCCGACGTGCCCGATTCGGGCACGTCCATCGTGCCGTAAAATTCCATCAGCGCCTCGCGCTGCCAGTCGTAGAGGCGGAAGGGCCTGCCCGTGTCGGTTGTCGGCAGGCGCTCGACAAAGTCGCACACGAACTGTCCCGCCTCGCGGTCGAAGAGATAGGCCATGTGCTACAGGCTCCGCGCCAGCGCGTCCGCCTGCCGCTGCCGCAGCCGCTCGGTGAACTCATCCGCCCCGTCGCTTACAGGGATAACCCCGGAAGCGGACGCCGCGTTGACCACAGCGGTCGGCACCACGATGCGGCAGCGGGAGGTCACGCTCAGGCCCATCGCTTCGGCGCACTGTCGGGCCTGCTTGAAGTAGCTGGCCTGGATGCTCGTCCATTCGCGGGCGAGCCTTTCGTCGCTCTTTCGGATCGCTGCCGCAGCTTTTCGGTCGGCCTTCGCCCAGCGCTCGCGGCAGAGAAAATACTGTCCGAGGACGTCGCGGTCGAGCTCGGCATAGAGACCCGCGCTGTTGAGCAGCTCGCCGATCTCGCGGTACTCTTTATGCAGGGCCTTCGGCAGCCATTTGGGAGGGGTGACCGCATCGACCGGAGGGACGACGACCTCATGGTCGCGTCTGCTGTCAGCCTCGGCCTTTGTCAAATGCTTCCGGCCATTGGCTTCCACCAATGCCGTCGGCTGTCGCTTTCCGCTCATGCTTTCCACTCCTTTCCGCCCGCTGCGTTTTGCAGCGCATGATTCTCCGATGCAGTCCCCGGCCCTCGACGAGCGAGAGCGCGGGGGACAGATCCGTGAAGGCTATGGTCGGCTTCAAGAGCCGGGGACCACACCGGACGTTGTTTAGTGACCGCCCCACCGAGCCTACGTCAATACACCACGCATTAAGCGCAGTCCTTCGGCCCAGGCAGGGCAGTTTTGGTCTTGAGGAGCTTCGGCGCATTCCCCGCCCCTCGCGATCCGGGGGCGCGGGGAAACAGAAGGAGATCCATCACCGCTCTGCCCAAAAAGCGGGGAACGCGCAGGAGCCTCCCGCTGCGTTTTCGCAGCGCTTTCTGTATTTCGCTGCGCTTCCGCAGCACTTTCCGCTTTTCGCTGCGCTCCCGCAGCGGTTTCCTGTTCCAGCTGCACTTCCGCAGCGCCCGCCCTCCGAAATTCCCCGTGGGGAAATTTTCTCTCACGAGGGAGGGCCGGCGGTTTTCGAGGGCCGCGCCCAAACTTTCTGACCCCGGGGAGGGGTTTGCAAGGAAGCCCCGCGCGACACTCTCGCGACGCGCCCGAGCGCCCAAGCCTACCGCCTCGATGCCGCGCCGCGGCGCTTTGATCTGCTGCGGTTTTCGTGCATTTCTCGCGCCGTCTTGCGGCTGTGGCAGCTGTGGCAGAGGCTCTCGAGATTGTCCCGGTCGCAGAACGTCTGCCAATCGCCCTTGTGGTCGACGATGTGGTCCACATCCGTCGCGCGGACCCGTCGCCCATGCCGGGCGCACTCGCGGCAGAACGGCTCGCGCAGTAGCTGCGTCGGCCGCAGGTCGAGCCTCCACTCGTCGGTCTGGTACATCCAGCGCCAGGATTGCGCCTCCTCGCTGCGCCGGTCGCCGCGCGGCCGATGGGCGTCGCAGTAGCCGTCGCTCACCAGCACGCAGCAGCCGGGATGCCGGCAGGGCCGGAGCGGCTTTAGGGCCATCGGGCTATCACCTCCGGGCAAAACAAAAAGCCTGCACCAGCACGAACCGCATCCAGCGGATCATGTGGCGCAGGCACTCAGGCACAGGCACTCGTCGATATTCACGATGGACTCGCTCCCGCAGATCTTGCAATAGACCGTCAGCGATGTTGCTCTGGTTTTGGGATTGAGCCGAAGGACTTTGCCGCGCCCGCATCTCGGGCACATCAGCCATCCGTCCTTTGTGACCAGTTTACCATCATTCCGTTTTGATTGCAACACTTTTTGCCTCCTTTTTGCCCTTTGTCTACAAATAAAGCATAGCTTACAAGTAGTAACGTTCTATAGAAGTATTATCTTAGATTCATTAGTCTAAAATAAAAGTCCTTGCGTTTTCCGGCGGTTTTGCGATCCAGTCCGCGTACTCGATGCGCCAGCTCGCCATACCGTTCACCTCGCGCTCCCACGGCCGCGAGCGCTCACTCCAGAAGGTCTCGCGCGGCATCGCCGGTGCTCGCGTCTGCACGTGCACCGTGCGCGGAGGGATCAGCTGCCGCATCCCGCGCGCCACGCCCCACGGATGCTTCCCGAGCGGGATCATCTCGTCCGGCTTACAGAAATACTTAGCGAGCCGTCGGTAGCCGCCGTCGCGGCTGAGCACGGGATATTCCTTGTAGCCCGGATTGACGAAGCCGTAGCCCCACAAAAACTGCACCACGGCAAACGGCAGGTCGTCCTCGCTCGCCACAAAGTGGATGTGCCAGCGCTTATTGCTGTGCCCCGCCTCCACCGCGTAGACATAGCGCCGGATGCTCGGGTCGAAGCGCCGCACGCGCTTGCAGAACGCGGCAAAGCACCGCTTGACGTCCTCAAAGGACGCCGGCAGGTGCGCATCGTCGAAGGTCAGAACATAGTGGACGCCCAGGTAGCCGAAGAGGGCGAGGTAGAGCTCCAGCTTCTCCGCGCTGGAGCTCCACATGGAGGGCAGCGCAGGCGAGCCGCGGCACTGCTGCTCGCCCGCCCATGAGACAAGGCGGAAGCGGTCGGTGGTGTAGGTCTTGGTCAGCGGTCCGCTTCGCTGCGTGACCACGCACAGCTCAGCCATTCGCCCCTCCGTATCCGAGCTTGTCCAGCCCCGCGTTGACCGCGCGCCAGTGCTCGATGTCAAATTTCCCGTCGTTGCGCTGCATCATGTAGAGCTTCGAGGCGTCCAGCCCGCAGGCCTCGGAGAGCCGATTCATCGCGCCCGGTCCCTTTTCCGACCAGTACCGGTTCAGCCGGGCGTGGATGTCCGCCTTTTCGCTCGACGCCTTTCCGACGAAGTGCGGCCGCGGCGTCGCCTGACCGACCGACACCGGCAGCTTGACGACCAATACCTTGCTCCCCGTCATAGCTCCACCCCTTTCAGCGCCTTGCGCAGGTCGATATAGTTGCCGCCGAGGCCCTTGTCCACCAGCTCCTGCAGCGCGTCGAGCGTCAGCTCGGCGTCCCTGGCGCGGTACACGTCCTCGCACAGGCTCTCCATGTCGCACAGCTTCGCGGCCGTGCCGTAGAGCCGTGCCGGGCAGGTGAGCAGGCTCACGCCCTCGATGCCCCACGCCCCGTCGGGCGTCTTGTAAGTCAGTCTCCGAAACTCAGGCATTTTCAGCACCTCCGTCCATCTTCGCCCCGCAGTTGGGGCAGTAATTCGGCTGCATCCACTGCGTTATCATTGTGGCATCCGCGCCACAGCAGGAAAACCTACGGCGGTAGCGCCCTTCTTCAAGTGATCCGACGATGCGCCCATGCACCACCGGGGCCACATCGGCAGCTGGCATCTCGCGGATGTCTGTTACAAAGCCATAATACGGAATACCCTCGTCTACATGACCATACGGGCGGAACCATTCAATCACCCGTTTTTTCTCAATATATTCAGGCATCGTTCTCGATCCTTTCCCGCAGCCGACGGACCTTGCAGGCCCGCTGCTCCGCCACCGCGTCCTCGACCTCAAACTCGATCGCCGTCTGGTCGAGCATGATCCCGACGTCGGCGATCTCCTCAGCGATGTTGGCGCATGTGTCGCCGTCTATGCGCCCGCGCAGGAACTTGCACAGCACGTCCTGCAGCTCGGCCATCTCCTCAAACATCATCGTGATCTGCGCCTGTCCACCGTAGCGGTAGAGCGCCGCGCAGAAGGTCTTTCGTTCCATGTCAGTCATTTGTCAGCTCCTTTAATCACTTGAAATAACGCCCGTTTCTGCCGCGCAATTTTTTCTGCGGTAAATCGCTTCATCTCGGTGCGCTTTATCGGCTCGTGAAACCGCGGACATTCTTCGCGCCATTGGCTGCGCTTGCCAAGCCAGTCGCCATCAAACCATTTGCACTCATCGCAGCAAAAGCAGATGTCCTCGACGTTTTTGATCTCACCCGGCGTAAAATAGTAAGATTCCAGCTCGCAATTATAGAGGCAAAAATTGCAGGCGCACCCATAGCAGCTCACTCCACCTCCGGCCCTTCGGGCAGCGGCATCCACGCCAAAACCTTAATGTTCCGGCCGTTTGACACATCGCCGCCCCACATTCCGTTGATGTAATATCCGATGCCGTATGTCTGATACATCCGGTTATATTCCCCAAAGCGGAAATATTTGTACCAGCAAAGCACCACGTCGCCGTCCTCCGGCAGCCCGCTCCTCCACCGGTATCCACCGCGTCCGCTCCTGCAGTACGGCGATCTCCTCGGCGTACCGCGCGCAGCGGTCGGTCAGCTTTTCGATCAAAGCCGCACCGTCCAGCCCAGCACGGTCGACGTCGCACGAATGCCAGGTGTCAGCTCCGTATACGGGCCGTTCTTCTTCCGGGACTTCCTCTTCCTTCCAGTACGGGCAATGCTCGCAGTCATGCTCTCCGCCCGCGGTGGAAATGCACCGCAGCGCCTTGACGATTTCTTCCGTTTTCATGTTCTCCTCCTTTTGGGCTCGTAGCTGAGCCGCTTGATCTCCGGATAGCGCTCCGGGAATGGGATAAATTCATGGTCGCCGACAAAGGCGAGCGTCGCGCGGTCAAGCCGCTCCTGGTAAACGTCCGACTCGTCGGTGCTCTGCAGCGCCGGGAAAAAGTGGTCGTAGGTCTCGCTCCAGCGCTCCTCGAGGCGGGTGAGGCGGTCATATCCCCACCCGAAGTCCTCGTGCATGGTGACAAGCAGCGTATCGAGCATGTATTGCTTCATCGTGCGCTGCATCACGTCGAGCCGATTTTGCATGTCGGCGTCCTGCCGTTGCAGAAGTCCTGACCGTTTCATGCGTCCTCCTTTGCCGACGCCCTCGCGGGCAGCGGCCACCAGCCGAGGCACGGGGCCTCGATCGTAGCGCCGCCGGCAAAGCGCCAGTCCCAGCCGCTCCATGTCGCAAGACGGCAGGCATTCTTGCCGATGTCGAAGCAGGCATAATACTCGCCCGCCTTCGGTGGATTTCCGGCCTGCCATTCCGGCGCGGCGAGATCCACGCCAACCGTCTGCTCGTCTCGCGGCGGTAAAGGATCGTCCGTCAGGCCGCAGAGGTAATCCATCGTGGTGCCGAGCGTCAGCGCCAGCTTGGGCAGCGAGCCCGCACCGGCAAGGCTGTTATTCTCCCACGCGCTGTAGGTGCCGGGGTACTCGCCGATGCTCTCGGCAAACTCCTTGCGCGTCAGACCGGTCGCCTCGCGCAGAGCCTTGACGCGCTCACAGAACTTCGGCGTCATGTTCTTGAGCCGCGGGTCGTCGGCTGCAGGATTTTTCGGCACGACCACTTCCGGCGCCTTTGGCGGCCGCTCGGCGACCACGAAGCGGCAGGCGGTAGAGCAGGTCTCCTTGCTGAGACATTCATGGCAGCAGCCGGCACAGCGCCACTCGCCATTGCGATAGCGATCGGCGTACATCCTCGCGGCGTTCGGGCAGAAGCCGCCGGTATCCGGGCATTTATGCTTGCAGCAGGTCCAGCAGGTCCGGAACTCGCGCACGTTGTTGATCGACCATGTGCGGCAGTGGTCAATGACCCAGTCCAGCAGCCGGTACTGCGTCTCGTCGTCCATGCGGGCGATCTCGAGCGCCGCAGCCTCGGGCAGCTCGCCGGACTCCCACCGGGCGATGATGCCCGGCACCTTGAGGCCCTTTTTGATGACCTGCAGGTTGCCGACCTTCGTCGCGTTGATCTGCATCTCCTTTGCCACCCAGTCGCGCAGCCCGACCGGAAACTCCTCGCCGGCCTTTTTGCGT